CGTGGCCACGATCAGCCCAGGCTTGCCGTTAATCAGGCGTTGCATGGGCATGGCAGACGCCTCCCGCCGGACCTTGAAGTCGTTGCTATGCGTAGGCTGGGCACGTAGCCCCAGGGTGCGCAGGTAGTCGAAGGCCGTGACCTCGTAGATCGCGTCTCTGGCCATACCAGCCGGGTCGCCCCATAGCATGACCTGGGCCTTGGGGTACTTGGCATTGAGCTCGGCCAGGAGTTGCTGGCCAAACCGCTCGAGTCCCATATCTGTGGTCACAATCTCGTCCAGGATTACCCAGCGGCCATTGGCATATCGCTGACCGATAACCGCTGCCGGCGTCAAACCGAAGTCAAGCCCGACCTGGAGTGGCAACTGGGGATCGAAGTCCACTTCACCACTCATCATGCTGTCGTCGTACTCTGGCCAGACCGGTCTGCCCTCTTGGACGTAGGTATACAGGCCACCGGCGTAACACCGAATCCAGTCCAGGTTCTTGCCCAGTAGCATCTGCTGGTAGTAGCCGGACGGCAGGTTGCCGATGTTCTCGGCCTTTGGGTTGAGCTTCCACCACTTACCGGCAGAGAAGACGTGGTCGTTGGCCTCTGGGTTCTCAGGCAGGTCAGCGGGGTCCACCTCGGCCATACCACCTGGCTGCTTGTAGAACTTCCAGGCGTAAGGCCCGGACATCTTTTCTTTCTCGGCCATCCGAAACCACCAATGGTCGTCGTCCATGGGGTTGGTGTCCATCCAGATGCCGTGCCACGTAGCGCCACCGTCACGCTTGGTGGGGTATCGCCCAACCCGGTGGGTCAGGCCGTCGATCACAGCCTTTGGCAGTTCCCTGGCCTCGTTGACCCAGGCGCCAGTCAGCTCCAAAGAGAGCAGTTTGCGCACGTCCTTGGGCTGGTCCAGGGCCAGGAAGATCACTTCGCAGTCAATGCCAGCAGCATCACCACGGGACGGCAGCCGAATGTGGTGGGTGATCGGTGGCGTCCAGAGCATGGGACCGAACGTAGCCTCTGGGAATAGGTCCAGCCACGTCTTGATCGTGGTGGTCTTTAGCATCGGGTACGAGTTACGGACTATCGCAAACCTGCTATATCGGATGCCGTCCTGTGGGCTGGGCTTTTGCCGTACCGCCCTGAGCATGACCTCAGCCGCGCAGGCGTAAGACTTGCCAGAGCCTACCGGACCCATGACGCCGCGCACGAAGGCGTTGTCTTGCAGGAAGTTGTAAACCACCGGGCTGGTCCTAAAGTCTAGGTTAAGCCCGGTGACTTCTTTGCTAGACTGCTCTTTGGTCTTGGCCACTACTTACTCGCCTCCAGCCAGATGCCGACCTGGGCGATCGAGTAGCCCAGGAACATCAGCGCCAGGTATGACTTGCCGTTGCGGTACAGGTCGCCAGCCACTACGAGATATACAACCCCGATAATACCAATTAGCCATGAACTCATGCCGGCTCCCTCGTTGAAATTTCATGCACTTTTTGATGCAGACATTGCTCATGTCCACATTTCTCCGTTTCATCGACACGTTCTTGCGATATGTCGATGGCGTGTACAGGTTTGACAATAACCGTCCCTGGTTTATGATCTAGCGGCCCTCTCGGAAATCTGCTTGAGTCCACATACACAGGCTCTTGCCTCTCGCTTACTGTTGAGGTTTCTGGCTTAGTCTCAACACTTAGCAATTCCTCGGCGAACTGCAACAGCTTGTCGCTGTCTCTGAACACCCAGCGGCCAAAGTCATCCCAGTCCGCGTAGTTGTCAGCCAAGTCAAAGATATCTTTGTCAGTCATCGGTCGAGCCTCCAGATGAGCCATGCGCAGAACAAGGCCCAGGCCGGTATAAGTAAGACGTCAATTGCTGGTTTGTAGACTGTCCCGCAATGCCAACAGAATTGAGCCATGCGCACTCCTCCTCTAGTTTTTTAATCCTGGCCTTCAGAGACTTGATCTCTTCGTCGGCCCACTTCTCTGCGTTATCCCAGGCCTCGCACCAGGCGAATTCGGCCACCGCTTCTTCGTCATCTGTCCAGTATTTCATGTCCGGATGGGTCTTTGTCCTGGCCCGCATCCACTCCTGGAAGCCCTCGTAGTACAGATCAGATTGTGCCGTCATCGCTCTCCCCTTCGAAGATAAACCACTCACAGATCTGAGCCGTCACAGCGTCCAGGATAGACGCCTGGATCTGCTCTGGCTCCGGTTCGTCATTGTGTTTGTGGGCTCGATTCCAGCCCAGCTCCACCCCATCTGCCACAGCCATTTCCATTACTTTGTACTCATTCGGTCTCATCCGATTTCTCCTCTTTTATGTCCACAATTTCTGGTGCCTGCACGTTAATACCGATCACAGACGGCTTGTCTGCGTCGTCCTCTGGGGCGTCCAGCAGGCCAGATGCCTTGGCCAGCAGGCGAAGCACCCCGATCTTGTCGTAAAGCTCGATCTCCAGGGTAGATGCCCCGTCCTTGTCCTTGCGCACCTTGATGTTTTTGATGGCGTGCAGGGCGTGTTCGGGGATCTGGTGGGCAGCCTTGACCTTGACATCACCAGATTCGTCCCAGGTCAGCACGTCGGTGATCTTGGTATTGGCCATTTCCAGCAAAGCGTAGGCAATGGCCTCCCGGTTTTCCACGATTGTGGGGCTGCGCTCCAGGCGACGCTGCACGGAACGCACCCCACCCCAGTTTTTCAGACTGGGAATCTGCTGACTGACCCTAGATTGCGTTTTGGCCATTGATTCTCTCTCCAATCCACCGCATAACAGGCACGGCCATTGAGTTGCCAAGGGCCTTGTATCGAGGCCCATCAGGGCAGCCTTCCTTGATATTTGTATACCCGTCCGGGAATCCCTGCAACCTCTCGCATTCAGTTGGCGTCAGGCGCCTAACGGCCATCGAGGCAGCGTGAACTGCGGCAACTTGCTGGGTTACTTCGCTTGATTGCGGAGACCGACTTGGGTTATTTGACGCCGTCAGAGCTGGAGACACAGATCCGGCCATCGGAATGTATGTCTCATGCTCGGTAGCCGCGTTGCCAGGTCTGGAAACGCCAGCGGTAGACGACAATAGCGTAGACATTACGTCCGGTATTCCGACCGGTTGCATAACCGGCTGAGTAACGATATCTACGGCCCTGACATCACCAGTATCAAAGCAATTAAGGGTGTTAGATATCTCATCCTCAACCCAGGTCTCTGCGTGGTTGACGCTTTGTGCGCGACCGGCCTTGCGGTAGTGGCTGGCAACGAAGGTATCGACGCTTACGTCCATGCGACCAGCGGCAGTCTTGCAGGCGTTCAACGCTCGAGCGAGCTGGCCGTCTGAGCCAAGGCCGAGTGGAGTGCTTGCGGTAGTTTTTTGCCTCGTCTCTCGGCTCGGTTCAGTATCCCGGCGCAGGCTTTGGCGCTCAAAAAGAACCGCTGCGGGAGGTCGCCAGTCTCCAAGATATCCGACAACGAACACACGACGGCGTCGCTGGGCCACTCCGAAGAATTGAGCGTCAAGCACTCGATATGCGAACCCATACCCGAGTTGAGCCAACGCCCCGAGGAAGGAACCAAAGTCCCGTCCTCCGTTGGATGACAGAACGCCTGGGACGTTTTCCCAAACGAACCATCTCGGTCTAAAGTGGTCGAGAATTCCGCAATAGACGAGGGCCAGGTTTCCACGAGGATCTTCCATTCCTTTGCGCAAACCGGCGACTGAGAATGACTGGCAAGGGGTTCCTCCGACAAGAAGGTCAATTGCACCAATGTCCCACTCCTTATATTTCGTCATATCCCCAACATTCGGCACGTCAGGGTAGTGATGAGCCAGCACAGAGGACGGAAACTTGTCGATCTCCGAAAACGCCGCAGCCTGCCACCCCATGTGGTGCCAAGCTACAGTCGCGGCCTCTATGCCAGCACAGACAGACAGATATCTCATCAGAAAGGTACGTCTTCGTCTTTGTCATCCAGCACAAATGCGTTCGCCTTGGCCTTGTCATGCGCAGTCACAGCGTTGTCAAACGTCTTGTGAGC